AAACGCATATGGTTTTAAGTTCACTAAAATTTTTCCAGAATTCTTTACTGTGTGAATATTCGTCAACAGTACAGTGTGCGAGTTCGTGTAATAAAACATGGAATATTTCATTAGGTTCGCCATCGATACATATACCTATACCCATACCCTTACTAACATTATATCCTATATACCCATTTGTATATTGATGTGCGGTAATTGGAATTTCTTTACATAACATTTTGAATTCTTCGTTATTTGTTTGCTTAAGGTGTTCCCTGAGTGTCCTGTATTTTTCACGAACTTCAGATAATTCCCGTGGTTCCCTTGTGTTTATGAATAATAACACGTTTATGATAAGTAGAAGTATGGCGAGTATCATCTTATCATAAACATATATAAAAAATCGACGGTTCACCTCTTATATACAAACTTAAATTTACTATACAAATCCGAAACCGGGTTCCCTTTAAGATCTTCCCACAATGTTAAAGTAAACCCCAAATCCTCCATTCGTGTAAAAAATATATCCTTATGGGCAATGGGTTCGACTTTTGGTCCGTCTGCATAATATGGTGTATCGGCTAAGTGGACGTATAACTTTTCCCCAAAGTTTCCTGAACTCGTATGTTTCATTAGAAAATAGTTTCCTAACTCATCTTTTACGGGTGTATTCATGATAATCTTATCGGAATTCGGTATAATTCCTATGAATTGACCACCAGGTTTCAGTCTATTTTTAATTGCTAATAAAGACGTCTCGAATAACTTGGATGATTCGAATATATAGTGTAACGCAAAGTTATAACATACGACATCGTATTTTCTTTGTGGACACGCGAATATATCACCTTCGTAAAAGTTGACGCGTATTTTCATATTCTTGGCACGCGACTTAGCCTCCTTAAGTGATTCTGGGTTCGGTTCACACATGCTTATATTAGCCCCCGCGTGTCGCCACTTCTGGAGATCACCACCGAATCCACATCCTACATCCAAAATACTGTCGCCTTCGCGGGTAGCCGATTGGATGAGGAGACGCTTAGACTCGTTATGGTACTTACGTATCTCCTCCATTTATTTATATTCGTTTTTCTTTTTTAAATGAGGTTACTAAGGTTGAAAAACAATAAATATAAAGTCAAGCATGTTTCCGATGAAACCATACCGGCCATAAATAATAGAATTTTTCAACTAAATTTTTATCTTCTGGTACACCTATACGAGAATTAGCCATTATGGTTCCACCCCGACCAATACTTTCTACTAGATGATATACACCTTCTGGTAGAAATAATATATCACCAGGTTTAGTTATTCGCGTTTCATAAGAAATGTTTTTGGAATTCAAAATTCCTGAAACTTCTTTTATACTTTTATTGGCTATGGATATTATAAATCTTTTTTCCTCTTCCATGTCGTCAAATGTGATATTAAAAATCAACCATTTCTTACTACCATACAACATGTATACAAACTGATCAAAACAATCAAAATGCGCACTGAATAACCATGGAGACGTTTGAATTCGTAACGTGATTTCAAGATTATTACTGTTTTTTATAACTGGTTTCACATAGTTTATTAATTTCATTTCACTTGGTGTACATTTAGATTCGACTATTTTTATCATACCCGTAGAATTCTCTTCTCGATGTTCTTTATTTAGTAGTTTTGAATATGTGGTATTCTCCCTGCGACTTTTATAATTTTGCTCGTCATCTACACCCTGAGATAAATCATAAAATGTTACATGACCTCTGATATAACCAAATCGTTTATTGAAATCCTTCCATGAATATTTACCCGGTTTATTTGTTATAATGATAATTGTGATTATCGCAATAAAACCAAAAAAGATGTAAGTTAGTTTCATTTGTATAAACCCAGAAAATAATATAACGGTTTATATAAATGATTGGTATATACGCATTAATCATTATTTGTGTGATTGTTTTGCTGTTAAGAATTCAACAGCTTACAACTATGAAATTCAAAAAGTGGTGTAAAAACAACAACGTTCGACATGATGGCATTGATGTGGGATACCAGGGGGGTTTAAGAGGGTTATATACCACTAAAGATATAAAAATTGGAGACTTGCTTATTGAAATACCATTTGAATCATGTATCAGTGAAAGAGTGAGACCTGATATAACAACTATAGAAGAAGATTACATACTCGCAAAAAAATTGAGAGATTGTGATACACGGAATAGTAAATATAATGGGTATATAAACTTTTTACCAAAGAGACCACATCTAATCGCCGATTGGAGTGATAATGAAATAGAGAAATTAAATTACCAAAAGGCATACGAATTAAGGGAAAAGCAGAAGAATGAAAATGAACTTTATCCACAACATATGAAAATATATTTAGATTTAGTTCGATCTAGACGAATCATATTCAGGAACCATGATCATAATTTGTTAATCATGATACCATTTATTGATATGATAAATCACGACGAACATTCAAATGGTAAATCATTCGGATTTGATATAAGAATTGTAGACAACAAGATTAAGCTTTACTCATCGAGAAATTATAATAAAGGTGATCAGATTACTATATCGTACGGTGATCCAAAAAGTGAAATGAAAACAATTGACCATCATTTAACTCGACATGGTATTTTGATTAATCAGTAATGTCGTCATATAAAGCCTAAGTATAAGAGGCTTAAACAGAAGATACTATTTAATCATATAAAACAATGTCAACTCTTGAACAAGACTACACGACCGTTCCCGGTCAATTATACGCATGCCTTTCCGTAATAGGACCGGAAGCACCCCAAAAGAACGATAAGTTTGGAATTAAGATCCGGGGTGCATTTAATTCTAGAGATGAGGCTGCATCGCACGCCAAGCGTCTTCAAAAAGAAGATGCGACATTTGATATTTACGTCGTTGATTTGTACAAATGGTTGTTAATCCCACCCGATCCGACAAAGATCGAAGACGTTCATTATACGAATGAAAAACTTGAAGAACTCATGTCGGGATACAAAGAAAATCAAGCACAAGCGGCACATATGTTTGCGGAACGTAAACGTGACATGGTCGAAAGTGCATCTACATTTGTAAAACCGGGTGATGAAAATTCGAAGTATTATACGAAACCTGATGAACCACCAATCAGTCACCCAGCTGAAGTTCTCGAACGTCTCCAAAAGGAAAAACCAGATACACCAATGGAAGAACTTGTTAAGGAAGCGGATGAAATCGTTGCTAAAGAAATTGAAGAAAGAAAAGAAAAGCGTGAAGCCGAGGCTAAAGTGGCTCTCGAAAAAGAGGCGGTTGATAAGGGGTTTAATTCGGTTGAAGCAATGGAAAAGTTCAACAATGAAAAGTCTAAATCGTCTACGGAAGCTCAGGATACGAAAGGTGAAGGCGAAGTTGAGGAAGGTGAAGAGGTAGAATCTAAATAAATTTGTTATATAAATGTAAGAATGTTGAGTATTATACTAAATATAATCACCATAATTATTGTTTTAGCCATGGTCGGTTTATTTTTACGATTGTATGAAGATCGAAAAAGTAAATCGGGTACTGAAAATGTAAGTGCGTCTGATGTCGCACAAGATATACTAAAAGACCCACTCGTTGTAAGTCGTGCATATTTCACGGGATCTAAAACTGGTCCTATTGGTAATTTCAAAGGACAACAAACATCCTCTGAATATTTATGGATAGGTGGTAAACCTATCCGTGTCTAAGAATGACTGGTTGCATGGTCTTACCCATAAAAAAACCTAAAATAAATGATACGAATATAATGATATACGCTGTTTTATCTAAATTTGTAAATATATCTTCCTTTTGTGTTTGTTGCGGATACGGTTCGTAATACGGTTGCGGTGGCGGAAAATAATACTGCTCGTTATTTTCCGGTTCTTGTTTTTGTTCATCCGGTTGATGATCTTCTTCTTTACTCATAAAATCATTTGGATCATAGTTTATAGGTGTACCAACTTCAGCTTCCATTTATAAAATGTAAACCTATTTTTTTAAGCTCTATATTACTCGGCTTCTTCCTCTTCTTCGTCGACAACAAACCCTTTTAAATTACCGTTTTCGTCCATATCACTATCATCTTCTTCAAAATCATCCTCGTCATCTGTTTGAAGAAGATCAATATCACTTTCTATTTCCGATTCGGTTTCGTAATCATCATCAGAAAAATCATCTTCTGGGAGATCTTCGAGTGGGTCTAAGCGTTCTGGAACCTTTGAGACTCTCCCTGAACGTGTACGCGTAGAAACAAATGTTTTTGTCATTATAAAGTAAAGTATGTTTATTCTTTTAAATACATTACGCACTGTTAATTGATTCATTTATTAAAACAAGGCTAAATTCAGCGTTTATACTGTTCGCTAACGTGTCTAACTCTTCTATAACACTCGTATCAGTAGAAACGGTATATAATGCGAGTTCTCGTAAGTTTTCGAGTGCACGGTTTAATAACTTTTCTGAAACTTCTGTATGTGATTTATATTCTATAGACATGGTTATGTTCGCTAAAAACTCCTTGTATAAAACTTCATTTAATCCTGAATATGGTAAAGTTTCGCGTATGAGTTTAGTTATATGTTTTGTACCTGTATCCTTTTTTATTAAAGTTGATGCCAAATATACAACGAGTGCAATTAATATTACAGCTAACATTCTATAAAGTACTGACAATTTTATCTGTAAGATTATGTGCGCGACATTTACATTTACACACCTGATGTATTTGACTTTTAAGTATACTGAATGAAATCATTTCTTTACACGTATCACACGATTCCTTCGTCGTGACTGTGTATTTCTTAACACCTTCACGTTTGAGTGACTCTATGACGAACGTTTCTTTTTTAACGATATACTTTTTTATAAACTTTTCGAGTAAGTTTTGTTCTGGTTCTACAACAACTTTCTTTTTCGGTGTATACGTTTCAACTTTACCATCTTCATAAAGAATGTCCGTTATTTTTTTAGAGAGTTGATGTCGTCTCCCCGAAAAATCCTTACAAAACCCGTACTGTCTTAGTACGTTAGTGGTTGAAAAACACTTTTGGGCTATAGTATCACCTACTATATGAAACCATACGTGATTGGAATTATGATTACATTTTTTATTTTCACAATATTTAGAATTTGTCGAGACGAGAAATTGCTTGTTATATTTAAACATTTTAGTGATTGATGCAGTAGTTTGTCCTTCTATATGTTTACGAACAAATGCTTCGACGAGTAAACGAGCCTCTTGGTCCTTGAACTCATTTTTAGTTTGTAATGTTGTAAATGTAGCTTCTTTGTGAGTTCCTTCTACGATAACCGGTTCCATGCTTTGTGTACGTAACGTTGCCATATGTAATATATCAACGGATGGTTTTTGTTCAGTCTTTTGTAATGTGGATGAAGGACCATGCTTGTATATAAATATGGGTAAATATTCACTTTGTGTTTCTTTACCGGTGTTATTACATAACTCACACCCCTGACCGGCACACGCTTCGTGTTTTCCCTTTTTATGTGACCACGGCATACGGAACCCACTTCCTTTCGTATTACGTGAATTATTACCATATACTGAAATATCAACAATATCCTTCCAATCACGTGATCCGTACGCTAAGTTTAACGTATTTATAACATGATCTCTAATACCCAATGCTGATGACCTGTTTACAACAAAACCTGGCCAGTTTATATGTATACCTGTTTTTATGAGTGTGTCTACGGGTTTAGGTTCAGCGACAGATATCAGAGCGTCTTTACCACCAAATTTTGAGACCTTGTCACATATGACTTTACATACACTCTTAATCTGTTCAAATGACATTTCTTCATCATCTTTATAATCAAGATCCATGAAAAAGTTGTAATTTTCCGTTTTCTGTTCAACGACAAATATCTTTTCACCGGAGTTATATACTTCTACACATTTTTCGTAAAAGTCATTCAATTTATCAAATGGCACGGAGAGGACACCACCGTCCATGAGCACATGTGATAAATCGGAGTTATTAGCAAAACCTTGGTCTTTACACCAACGTTTAAACATACTTACCTATTAATCTATTTATCTTTTTATACTGTTTATTCATCTTCATACTCGTGACGCCAAATGGAGCGTCTATATGAGACTTCCGGATAATTTTCTTCTTCTGATAAACTTTTCTTTAAAACGAGGAGTTCATAGACTTTATCCTCTTTATGTAATTCAACGTACCTTTCCGCTCTTTCTAATGTATATGCATGCCTTTCAATGAGAAGATCCTGTATCTGAGATAAAATGTAGTTCTTAGACTTCATTATTTAATAGAGAAGGTTTTTCTATCGAGAGAAGTTACACACGCGTAAAATTCTGGGTTGTTAAGTACGTTCTTAACAATGCGATCCCATTGTTTTTTCGTACTAAACTCCGAAAGTGTTTCAAAATTCATGAAATCATTTTCATCGTGTGTTCTCTTGATGGGCTGTTTCTGAATCTTACGAAGATTCATTTTCTGTTTTTCATCGTTAAACTTACGTATAAGTTCAACCTGTTCCTGCATGGTATAGTTTACGAAAAACACGTAAACGTTATATTCAAGTTCCACTCCTGGACTTTCTGTTACTACAAACTTAAATTCTGTATATTCACCTTTTTTCAAAGAAATAACTCCTCTGGTTTCTTCTTCAAGTTCTCTC